TATATCTTCTGGCGGTGTTGCAGTCATACATAATAATCTATCCCAAGTATTGTTCTCAAAAAACTTACGATACTCAGGAGACAAGCCTAGATGTATTTCATCACAAACCACCACGGTGTAATGATTACTCTCTAACTTATATGCAGACTGATAACATACTATATCAACACGATCTAAAACGTGTTCATAGTTCCATTTTATAAACTCTTGTTTAAATTGTTCTTGAAGCTGATGTGTAGGCACTAGCACAAGACCCTTGCCAGACTCAGTACTATCCAAAGTTTTACCAACGGCAATAACTCCACATCTAGACTTACCAAAACCGGTACCAGCAATAATGCTGCCACTAAACTTATGTTTAGCCCAATTATTAAGAGCTCTCTTTTGTTCTTCATCTTTTATTTTAATTAGCTTAGACATTATTTGCACTTCCATAAGTTTACCGTCCTTTCTGTTTGAGTATCATAAAAATCACCAGCATGTTCTACCAATCCCTTCTCACGAAGCTCTGATACACGTCCTGTAACTCTGTTAATATCCCAATCTAGTTTTTTAGCAATCATTCTGTTAGTGGCCTGCCCAAGATCTACATGTAATACTTTTAAAACTTGTGCCTGTCTTTTACTAATTGTACCCTCGTCAAATAACTTTTGATAGGAGGATACTGATTTATCATTTACCATATATGTTTTCTTCTATTTCTTCACTAATATGTTCAGAGCAAGCTATACCAGTCTTTTCTAAGAAAGGTAGTATATCTACAGTTCTATAGCTTGAAGAGTCCTTTTCCATAGCATGTATAAATACACGATGAACGATCACTCCACCTACATACCCTGTAGTATCATCTGCTTCTGAATAGTCATACTCAGCTTGAAGACTATAATCTTGTATTTCAAACTCATATAAATTCATGTTAGTAATTCTTTTACGTTAATAATTTGTTCTTTTAGTTCCTTATTTTCATGTTCGAGATATTCGAGCTGCAAACTTTGCAATCATGTCATCTTTATCATTACAATCAGACATGCCTTTAATACCTACAGCTACTTCACATATACCAAAAAATTCTGCATATGGTTTATCTACATCCATAAGATCAGCGTGTACCTTGAATGCATGTAACACAGTAGAGTGATCTCTATGAAACACGCCAGCATTTACAGTCGTACTATAATTCAACTTATCATTGATAAGAACCATGCATATACGTCTTGCTGCAACTACCTCGCCTTGTCTTGTTTTACCTCTAATTTTACTAATAGGAACTTCAGTTAGCCTAGATACTGTAGCAAGTATTCTTGCAACGTTTGCATCTAGTTTATATAATTTTACTTTTCCCATGATTTACTAATATTTGTGTCTGCTTTTAACAAACCGTTAGTTACTACTTTTAATGCCGCATCCTCCATGTGTCTAGTCATAATATCTACCCATTGTTCTGCAAATTCTATCTTACAAATAGTATCAATCTGATCATGAACTGTCATTACAATCTTCACAGGATAGTTATTCTTCTTGATAGCTTGACGAATATATATAAGAGCAAGTTTAGTCATGTCAGCTGATGCGCCTTGTATAGGTGTATTTTTACTAGCACGTTCTATACTACCAAGCTCAAAGGCTTGACTCTTGTCTTTGTATATGCGGGGATACCATGTAGGAAACCAGCGTCTTCTATTGAAAGGGGGAAAGGTTTTTATATATCCAAACTTTTTACCAAACGAACCAAGCTTATCAAGGAATCCACCGATAGCTGGGAATGCTGCAAAATATTTTTGAATAAGTATCTCTGCTTCTTTAATAGTAATGTTAAGAGTATCTGCAAGTTTATGTGGGCCCATACCGTAAGCAAGACCAAAGTTAATTGTCTTAACATTTGTTCTTAACTTACCGTGTTTAGGACATTTACATTTACTCTTATTCTTCATATAACTACAATTCTCTTCAGCTGTATCTATCCACTCTTGGCCATAAACAAGATCTGCACATACACTGTGCAAGTCCTGTCCTTGTTCAAGAGCATTTATCCATACAGGATCTTTAGAACCAAATGCTATTACATTTAGCTCTAGAG